CGCCTATTAAGTTTGTTCCGCCATAGTCCATTTTATGTCTCCTATTTACCTGCCCCTATCATAAATCCAAGACCAGAACCAAGAGACCCTAACCCTCCCGCTTTTCCCGCGCTCTCCATGGAGCTTGCCTGCGCCTGTTGCCCCGCCAAAGAAGCCATTGCAGAACTTGCCCCTCCCAGACCGCCAAGGGTTGTTTGGGGAGCTCCTGCTGCAAGACCGTATATTTTATTGTACTCGTCTTGAGCTATCTGTCCGGCTAAACTCGTCAACGTACTTGCCTTGCCAATATTAAGGTCCGTAATGGCCTCATTCATCCCACCACCTACGGCTAACTGCGACAAGATATTGTCCATAGCAACGTCAAAGGATCGTTCAGCCTGCATTTTAGTAGGATCCCACATAGGAGAAGCCGTTACGTCAAATACTTTAGGTTTCTCTTCTGCCCAACCCTCAGAAGGATTAACAAGACCAATGCTTACCGCCCTTTGAAGTTCCGCAGGCGTAGCTATTCCGGTTCGTACCCTATGCTTCAGGCTTGCGTTGGCAGGGTTGTCACCTACATCACCATGATAGTTAATAGTATAGTCGCTTCTCTGCATACCGCCTACACCGCTTGAGGGTGCAGTTGTGGGCTGTGCAGTCTGTGGCCTATTAGCAGCACCGCCACGAGGGGCATAATTCCCCCCTATTCCCGTTATTGGTCCAAGGGTCGGGTCAAAACTGCTTGTCCCGCCCGTATCTCCCCAAGGCATAGGAGAAGGCATGGGAGTTCCGTATGTCGGTGCAGGCTGAGAAGGAAGCCCTAAAAAGTCCATGCCACGGTCAGTCAATCCACCCAAAAGAGGTTGAGTCATGCCCCAATACTGTTGAGCAATGTTCGCCATTGTCTCAGCATATTTCTCGCTCGATTCGTTACTACTCCCACCGCCACTACTCCCGCCTTTCTTGCCCATTTTGAAAGTCCTCCCTTGTAATAAAACTAATCGCGTGCCCTATCTTCTCGTCTTTGTAAATATCGTAATCCACATACGGCACTACACCTAAAACCGTCATTCCAAGTTTTTTTAGGTAATTAATAACGATTTCATAAGTATGGGGAGTTTTTCCTATAATAACATCCAGTAACGGGCTACCATCGTTTTTCTTAAAATCAAACCAATACTGCAAGGATAGCTTCCCAAGATTTCGGGATTGCTTGCCCCACATCTCTTGAAAGATTAGAAAATGAGCCGTTGCAAAGGTTTCATGAATATCATTCAGCCACGCTACTAATGCTATCTGACCCTCATCTTTTGTGAAGATAAAATGAATGACGTTATGAGACGCTTTTGCAAGTTTAATAAAATCATCCTCACTTGTTATTTGCCCCCGGTAGAAAACAACCTGCATCAACCCCTGCTCGACAATCTTCTGCCAAATTTCCCTGAGAACGCCGTCCGTCAAAGAATAACTCCCGTTCACTTCAACATATGGAATTATGACAAATTTCATTCCGCCTCCATTGCATAGATTTTTACAGGCCCAGATCCGCTTACTTTAAGGGAAGCTGTTTTACCATTCCCGGTCGCCACCAATCGCCTTTTGGTTTTTCTGTCTCCCGATAGAGAATGGGTCTGATGAGCAACACCGTCCAATGATAGTGTACCTGTGGCAGAACAGTCATCATCCGATGCGTCCACATCGTACTTGCACCACCGGGGAAAATGCCGTCTGGTCTGAAGGGTAAAGTCTTTAGACTCCACCTCCCACGATATTGCAGTACCATCATCAGTTGAGACACTTGAATCCTCCAATCTCCAGACAAACCCTGAATTATCCCCCGCCAAAAGATAACTGTTTGTTTCATCTACCGCGACACACCTGATTTCAGTATTGTTGTAATTATAATAAACAACTCTCTTGTTCGTCAGGTCCCACATAATGACGTTGGTAGGATAACTGTACCCCGCACTCATATATCCAAAGAACAGTTTGCTTTGAAATTGAGTGAGCCAGCAATTAGACAAATCAGAAACCCCCGGCACTCCATTAACCGTCTCCCCCCGGAACAAAGGCTCAAGGTTTTCTTGGGTAACTTTAGTGTCTCCTTTGAATCCCCATAGATAAATACCGTCTGGTCCTACCCGATAAATACCGTGCTCTTTGATAGCAACCGCACCGTTAGGGCTTTGAACTCCTGTTAGGCTGTCCATAGGAATAGGAAAAAAGCTCTGGTGTCCCGTCCCTTGAATGAAAAATATCTTATACAAAGTGAGATAGTAGGGTTGCCCGTTATAGAACACCATAGACTTCCCCGGAAACTGCGGAGGGCTTACTTCAATATAGTAATTCGTAGGCCAGTATTCGGGCTGTTTTGGCAGGCAGTAATAAAGCAGATTGTCTTTTATAATAAAGCAGGTTCCGTTATAGGTCGGCCCGGCTATAAAACTCCCTAAAGGCGCTCTATCGTGATCAGTAGCAACCTCATCACCTAAAGACCCGTCAGCCGTTGTACTATCGACCGTAACCGTTCCTATGGCAACATCCTGATCGTGATAGTAAAGGCTCCCCCCTGATTGAGTTCTGTACAACCGAACGTGAGTAACCTGTTCGTCAGCAGACGGACCCCAGGTCACGCTAAATGATTCGTTGGTAAGCGAAGCGGCAGAACTGGCAGCCGGGGAGGGATTGGATTCACATACTACAGTGGTGGATTCTTTACGACAATAGGTGTACTTCGCATTGTAATCCCCCGTTAAACCCGTGCTGGCTCCTGCGGCTATGATAGGAGCATTAGTAGGAGCAGAGATTCCCATTTCGTAAACCGTGCTGTCCTCTATTCTCTTCCTGTCCGTACCGTTTATGCAAAAGACGTTTTGGGTAGTAGAATTATAAGCATTATAAAGAATTGCCGACCATGCAGCATCGGTTAACCCCGTCTTTATGCTCAACTCATCCTCATAGATAACCGTTCCAGCAAACGAAAAACGGGTTCCGCCTTGCTCGATTATTTTATTAATACTTGTCTGACCAAGGGCGGTAGAATTGAACTTAGTTGACCCGTCCCGTGTCTGGACAAGACCCTTTAAATCAACCCGGAGATTCTTCAATCTCTGCATCTCATAGGAGATTATGTTAAACTTGTCCCCTTCTTCTTTGAAATCAGAGGGATCAGTCGCTAAGTTTAGGCTTCCGTTTGGCTTGAAAAGTATTGACATAGTTACACCGCCGGGTAAACATCGGGCAGTCGGGGGGGCCTGCGAGTCCTTCTCCCAGGAACATCAGGAGTTATTAACCTGTAATCCCGGTCTGTCTTTCTTTTCGTCTGAAAGATTCGCATAATCCTCAAATCAATCTCTTTTCGTCTTGCCCAATAATCCCTTAATGATTCTATTCTACCATCGTTATTGACCGAATAGGCCCTTTCAAGAACTCCGTGCTCGATGTACTTCCTAAAATATGTATGAAAATCGCTCTCGTCACCGTCATTGACAATATCGGTCGGGGAGACTCCGAAAATCAAAAGGACGTTATCATTAGCGTCAATGGCATCAAACACAATACCGTGGTCCCCATCTGACATAAGGGAAGCATCCCTATGAATAATAGTTCCGATCGGATTGATAAAAGTATCGCCCTCGATATCGGTAATCATGCCTTCTTGGTCTACCTGTAGCTGTCCAAACTCCCACAAGAAACAACCCTTCATGGCAACATCTATTCCTGTGCCAAAATCATCTTCCCACTCAAACATCAGTCCCATATCATCCGTGAGGGCTTCTGTGCCGTCTATAGTAATGGTTAAGCCTGTGCCGTCTAAATATGTACCGTCCGCTTCCCACGACTGAGTGCCGGCATACTCATGGCCCTTTGCTGGCATTTCAATGTCATCCCAAACAGGAGAACTCGGAATAGGATAAAGAATAAAGGTGTTTTCTACTATATCGGACCGGTAGTAATGGGTCGGTTCTCCCGCGCGTGTAATCCAGGATTGATCGTCTGACATAATCTCTTTCTGGTCTATCGCGTCTAAAGGCTTTTTGTCCCAGAACATAAATTTAGTGCGCTCAAAGTTATCAGGAAACCAGACAGGAACCATATCGCCCGGGGTGTCCGCCATGAACGCTTCCCACGGTTGAGTAAAATGTGTTCCCTCATCCGATTCTGCCCCGGTCAAGCCCATTAGAATTTCAGCCTCCCATCGGTTGCAAACCACGCATTCGGCTTGCTGAACGAACCGGAACATTTGATAATTCTTGCCCTCGTCAGGAGATATATAAGACCATTCCCAATCGTACATATACCCTATGTGATAAAAGGGCGGAACTCTAAGAGCTTCCACATCCTCAAGGATATTGGTCTTTTGCTGTAACTCCCGTTGAACATCGTTATAGAGGTTCAAAAGAAGGGCATTTGACCAGATATTTCCCTCCGGATCTCGCAAGAACCTTTTTATTCGTATCTTTTGATCTCGATAGTTCATTTATCCTGTGCTCTTAGGCCAAGGTTCCTTGTTGGTTTTCAAGGTATTGTTCGCATCTGCATACATCGGAAACTCAGTCAATATCCCTGCTTTTTCCAAAAACTTCCCTAAATGATACTCCGCAGTTTTAGCGTCCCCCCTGGAAGCCCAATATTCCGATACAGCGTAATGAACCGCAGCCCATTTATAGTTGTCCCTGAGTTTTATCCTGTCAGTATCGGTCGTGTACCTGTCAGGAATGACCACACAATTAAAAGCCACAACATCCGTGTCCCCGGAAGGTCGAGGCCAAAAACCCACAATATTCTTTCCGACCGGAATGTAGCTTTGGGGTGAGCCTGAGTTCAGCATCCATCGAGGGTTATAGGCAAACAACTTAACAAGGTCGGTCTGTTCTAAACGTCTTTTCTGCCCCACCAACCAGGCATCGGTGAACCAGGCAAAATGATCCATAGTCCATCTGAGTCGATAAAAGGTACACCCGCCCTCTAAAGGCAAATGATACATCCGCTTCTGGCCGCCCGTAACAATAGCTATATCTTCTATGGCATCGTTAAGGCTGTCACGGATCTGTGCTATGCCGGAGGAAGTGTCAAGAAACACATCCGGGCTTGTAGTGTCCTCTCCGATAAGTTCTAAAACATGGGTTTCAAGGCTATTCATTTCTTTTTACCAAACACCTTTGCCTTCATTCTTGCCTTTTCCCTGGCAAATTTCTTGTCGATCTCTTCGCAGATTTCCTGCTCGCGGTCACTTTCCCAGGCAGCATAAGCGTTGTTTCTTTCCTGACACTCAGAACAATACACCGCCCCTTGACCTCGTATCTCTGCCCATTCTATTGCGCCAAAATCCTTGTCGTTCAGTTCCTTGCGACACTGGTCACAGTATACTCTAATCATAATATCCCCCTATCAGATGGTGGAGGCTCCCGCAGGATAGGGCCGCAGGAATTAAGGGCTTCCCACCTCCATAGATTTACAGCACTGTGAAGTCGTGGAGCCCCATCCAGTTATCAGACTGATCCCCCATCTGATGCTCTCCGAGGAGAATACGGTCATCCGTCAGATAACCGAAATCCCCCTCATGGGACATTTCGATCACCTCATCCACGGTTCCCGTAGACAACCACCCCTGGCCTGATACCAATTCGGCAAAGATAGGTCTTGGCACAATAAAGAGTTCTTTCGGACCGTCCTCTGAGACAGGCATCATCACCTGTTCAAAAGGAGCTTCCATATACTTCTTCCTTCCGTTCCCTTTAAACTGTCCCTTGTGGTAATACACTTTCGTTCTTTGCGCGTATTCCATTGGTGTCCATACATTCGACATTTTCTTGCCCTCCTAAAAAGATTTTTACCTTTTCCGCATACGCATCTGGATTCTTAGCCAAATGATCCTGATACGTTTTCTCGGTCACGACAGGGGCCTCCCCTATGTGTCCAAGTTTATAAGCTCCATCTACAAACCATCTAACGCCTAACATCTTAGCCTTACGACAAAAAGCAATGTCCTCCCCTGCTCTAAAATCGATGGTAAACCATGGCTTCGGGACTATGCCAAATATCGACCGTTTCATAAGGCACGCCCCGAAACCAAAAGCATCCACCTCACAAAGAGTATTTGGGATTACGATTATAGGATAATGCAAATAATCATCCTTACCCTCTGCCTTTACAAACGCTACTGGCAATGGGGGACCAGACCTCGCATAATAAAGAGCCGATACCCCATCAACCCTTTTGTCTAAAAAATGTCGCGCCAAATGACATCCAAGATCCGGGTTAAAAACATGGTCAGCGTCAAGCCATAGAAAATGAGTGTAATGCTTTCCCGTGTACTCACATTTCTTTTGATACCCTGCTTCTGCAAGATTGTTTCGCGCCCAATCTACTACCACCTTTTCCACGCTTGCCATGCAGTAGATTCTTAGACCAGCCATCCAGGAATAGGCAATCATATTAGCCAACGACCTTATCCATCGAGGCTCCGGGGCCATCATCGGGGATAGGATAATTATTCTCATCTTGGAAAAAATCCGCTTTTCTTCTTTGCTGAATTTATAGTCAAGAGACATTTTTCCACCTCCAAATCTTCGGATGTTTAAAGATTTGGATGACCATTTCAATAAAGCTCAGGTTAGTAGGGCTGATTCTTCTCTGTCCGCACTTGGGGCAACTCTGCTTTTCTTTAATGTCCCAAACACTGACAATTCCATGACACAACAAACACCGATAAAACACAAGCCCTTCAAATGTCATCATTTTATCCCCCTATCTGTTCAATTAAAAACACCAAACCTATCACAAACCAACAGGCAGCCATTGCCCAAAATATTAATGTATCTTTCTTTTGATATTCCTTCCAAACTTCCCAGGATTCTATAGTCATGTTCACTCCAACAGATTCTCCGTACTTGTTTTTTATGTCACCATCCTTATTTCTCCATTCTCCCTTAAGGCAATTTGACATCATCTTTTACGTCCCCCCTATCCTTATTGTCCTAAACCAAAACCATCAAGGCTTCCTGCCTTTTCTTTCAAATCAAACCCTTTAAAATGTTTGCAATATTGACACACATAAACACCAAAAACTACCCAATGTGGCACATAGTGTGTATAACCATTGCCCCTCTCCCAAAAATGATGTTTCCCTTGGCTTTGTTCGACTTTTATGAACCCCCACTCACGATAAAACTCACAATCTAACTGGTCACACGGATAACCTTTTCTGTCGCATTTTTCTGGTGGTTTTTTCCCTATCATTTTCCTTCCTCCCTATCTGGATTTAGTTTCTTCTCAATCTCCTCCCTATCCGGTAATACTATCTTTTGAAACACCATGACCTGTTCGTGAATAAACCCCCTTAAATGATTTGCGCAGAACTTTAAAAGCCACGGACACCATCTGGTCATCCATTCATATTGAGGGTATGGCATTTTATGATAAAGTTGCCATTGAAGGGGTATTGTTCCCTCTTGCTCTAAAGCCCAAGCATTAGTCCACGACCGCGCTGGTCCGTTTGCCGTATAAAGCCCATGAAAGGACCAATAGTTTAAAACATGGTAGTGATCCCGGCACGTTATTGCGCTGGCACAAGCAATATCCGGCACTCTGATTTCCACCGATCCCCCTACTTTCAAAATCCGGGCAAACTCTAAAACCGCTGGCCAGTAATCTATAAGATGCTCTAAAATATGAGAAGCTAAAATATAGTCTGCATAGTCATCCGGGAAAGGCCACGGAGTTTTGTTTAAATCCCAAACAACATCCGGTTCGCAACTCTCAAAAGCATCTACATTAATTGCGCCAAATAGTTTTTGTCGCCCACAACCAACATTCAGTACAACCGGGCCAACATTTTCTCCCACTTCCGCCCTATCTGTTTCCACGAGTAAATTCCTTTTGTTTTTGTTGCATTCTTGATTAACTTCAAGTGTCTTTTCTTATTGCCTAAAATCGATACCACGCCACGCACCATCTGAAGGGTGTGTATCATATAATCGTGAACATGAAAGTCCGTCAGGTAACCGTTTGCCCCTGTCCTGATCCATTCCCCGGAACTTCCAAGGTTGCCCGTACTTACAATAGGTGTTCCGCTTGCTAAAGCCTGAAGAATGACATTGGAACAAATCTCAGGATATCGAGTAGGCAATATCATTAATCCTGCCTTGCCAATCTCCTCGGCAAATTCGTGTTGCGGTAATGGGTCAAGATAATTTATTGCTGATTCTTCCTTGATCTTATTCCAATCGTCAGCACAGTCGAAGTAGGGGGCCTCATTGGGGTGCATAATCTCCATATTGCTGTAGGCGTTCATGTGAACATCGGGCTGTTGGGTGGAGACAGAGTCAAATATAAGACTTAGCCGTCTTAAACCCCTGTTAGGCGCGGAAGCATAAACCAAATAATTCAGATCCTTTTTCCGTGGGTAGAACAATTCTTTGTCCACCCCGTTGGGAATGAGAAACGATTTGCCAATAGTTTTATAAAAAGACCTCCAAACCCATTCAGCATATCGGGACATAAAGACTACCCCTGAAAAAGCCCTCATTATTTCAGGCTCCGGGATAAAACCGTTATGGGGTAGATCGTGAGTCCATAGGATTCTGTGTTTTGCTTTAAATTCTACATGCCCGTGTCCAGTGCCACGATTAAAAATGATAAAATCCCATGTCTCTTGTTCAAGCAAATCAACATCATCGTCATTGTACCATTGGACTCCGGCATTGGTGTCCCCTGCTTGTTCAATATCAGATTGAACATAAACCCTATGTCCCGCCGCGGCCAAATAATCCGACATCTTAAACAGGCTCGTTACCATCCCGCCCCTGGCCCGTGTCTGAAGATCGTCAACCGTCTTCAGTCTTGTACTGAAATCCAAAAACAAAATTTTCATGACCCTATCCTTTGCCAAAGAACTACCATGAATAATTAAACATCTTTAAATCTTCTCTATATATAAATGAAACCAGACTTTTCATTGCCACATCATAATAGCACTTGTAATCATCTATACTTCCGGTCTGTCTAAAGTGAGGCATAACAAATCTCGGTTCTGGCAACTCCAACCCTTCAAAAGTCTCTTTCAGTTCCAGCAACAGATTCTCATACCTCAACAATTTATTTACAATGATCTCCCCATTAGCATTGGTAATCCAATAAAGTTGAGAATAAAGCCCTTCTGCTTCCTTGTCAGGCCATTCTGTGCTATATTGCTCCGGTTTCCGAGGGTTTAACTGTTTAAAATGAAACATACTGACAAACCGACTAAAGGGATTCCTAATCACTGAAAAGCTTAGATAATACTTTGTCTCCGGGTAAGCCTTGCGAATTTGAGTAATGGTTTTGTGCGTTCCCCCCAAAACTCCAGTTTTCTTGCAAACCTCTTTCAGTAAAGAGCCTTCCCATGACGAACAGATAGTAGTTCCCGCCGTCTTTGGAATGTGGATAAATACAAATTTATGCTTATGTGATATTCCCCAAGGCATATTTTTCTAAGAAGGGGGAGGCTGCCCTCCCCCCGGTTAAAGGTTTACAGCGCACGAATAAAAGCCTTGGCTTTGGTATTGAACTGTGAAGACGAACTGGCAGTTACCGCCTCGCACAAGAAACCAAAAGCCTTGGAACTTCCCACGCTTGTAGCAGGAGTAAGGCCCCACTGGTCGCCCACCACGGTCAGGTTATCCCCCGTGACGCTCGATCCGGTTGAAGCATAAATACTCACCGCGCTACGATAACCGTACACCTGCACTAAGCCATAGGCACTGTTAGCCAAATCAGCATGGGCTACACCGGCAAATGCTTGCATATCGGTTTGTCCGCATTTCGTGACCCTCACGCCGTCCACGCTGCCCCCACAATCAAAGCAGCAGCCATACCCTTGGGTAAGGGTTGATCCGCACACGTTCTGAACTACGATAAAAACTGTCTCGGCACCTGTCCGAGAAATCCTTTTAAACAACATAGCCAAATTCCTCCGTTTTGTGACTGACAGAGAAAAGGCCCTATCACTCTCTCCCGTTCTGTTTGAAGGTTACGCCACTATGCTCTGTGAAATACCAAAGCAAGCTCCCAGTTTCCGCAAATTACTACAGGCCGCATTACCCATAAAGAGTATTTTAGCCGTTTTTGCGGTCTGATTCTCCGGCTCTATAAACGGAGTAGTGACGATATCCGTTTCCGAATCGATAATCAGTTTGTAAAAGTTAGTATTGATAAAGAACGCCGTGCCGGTCGTAATGCCAGCAGTACCGGTTTCAAGGTCAGGAGTTACTTCATCCCAAATACAAGTCGCGCCACGAAGCTTGATTGTGTCAAACCCCATATCAGCCATTTTGGTATTAGGATACCTAACCTTATCATCTAAGGCATTCTCATAAGTCTCGTAACTCACCTGATCAAAAACCACGAGATCAGGACTGCCCCCGGTTCCCCTGGAGCAGTAGTTATACATTCGTTTCAAACCTACCGTCAGACCCTTATAAGTCGTGACCGCCAGCCCAAACTTCCCTGCCGTGGGAGTTGCGCCATTGGAAAGATCACCAATATTATGCCTCCACCATGAAGAGGTAGAACCAGAAATATTGCCGACATTCGCAGTCGTAGGGTCAGTTGAAGGCACTTTACGGATAAAGTACCCTAAAGGCAGTAAGCCATACGAACCGTCAAGGGCCGTGTCAGGAATAAAAGTAGCTCCCGACACCGTACCCAGAATAAGATCGCCACTCAGCTTTTCCGTCATGGACATTTCAGCCTGCTTGATTTTGGACTTCAACAGGCTAATGAGTTTTCCCTCGCCTGCGTTCTGTCTTTCTTCTTTCCGGCTAATCGAGATACTTCCTGCTACCTCTGCCCATTCGTAAAACGCTGTGGTCAATCCGTCCTGGGGGGTCGTATCAATTATTGAATACCCCCCGTGGGTCTTAACAGTGTCGTTGTCCGCATACATTAGCGGCATTGCAATCCGTTCACCACCATTCTGCTTCTCTACAGCGTTGGTCATTCTCAAGTATGCCAAATAAGCACTATCCTTGAAAATGTTGTCATACAGGGTTTTTCTGTACGCCATCAACGTGGTTGAAAGCAGCGCATCATAGTAAATGGTATGTGTGGACGGTGCAGTTGAATCACCGATTGTGCTCATTGCATCCTCCTATTGTCCGGGCCGTATTCCCTTTTCCGCCAACTCTTTCTGGGCAGCCTTAACCGCCTCATCAAAAGTTAACGATTTATTAGGAAGTCCCGTCCCTGTCTCCTTGGTTGTAGTTGAAGCCCCGGAGATTTGCGCACTCTGCCCCTTTTCCTTCATTTTCTTGAGCGCGGCTTGAGTAGCCCGGCTCTCCAAAACTTCGGGGGGCACGCTAATTCGATAAAGACTTAATGGATCATTTACAAGCGATGGATGCGACTTGAGAGTGGTCATCATGTCATCCTCATACTGCCTCCAATCAGGCGCATTGTCATCCAGGAACCGTTCGAGGTTGGTTTTACGGAGGCCCTGAACCTCGTCCATCATTGGCTGGTTTTCGTTCCTCAACCTTTGATAGGCCCGTTCCTCTGCCTTTGTTAAAACCTCATCCCAACTTTTCGGCTCCCATGTTTCGCCTTGACCTGTTGCGACATTAGCAACCTGAGTCGCGTCTGCACGGGTGATCTGATAGCCCATCCTCTTAGCCATCGCTTGAATTTGCGTCACAGGATCAGCAGCAAAAGCGTCATACGCTTCAATCTTTTGTCTGCTTCCCTTGACCCCCTCCATCTTCTTAGCAAATGCACGCTGCATTCCTTTGTATGCAGCCATCAATTCAGGCTTATCCTGAATGCTCTGGGGATCGAAAAAGGTTTCCTCGGTTGCCTGGTTTTGGGTTCCCTGTTGGGCTGTCCCTTCAAGCGCGCCTGCTTCGGATTGTCCTTCCCCGGCTCCGGTTGCCCCTTGGGTTGTCTGGCCTTCGCCAATTCCTTCAGTGGCTTGTCCTTCGCCCGTTCCAGTTTCCGTTGCGGTTCCTTCTTCTGTCATAAAAATTCTCCTTTCTTTTTATTGGTTTAATCTTTGTCTTGCTCTTTTCTAATTTCAGGCGTAATTAAAATGTTCCTTATTTTTTGCTTGCATGTTTCGCAAACGTCAAAGAACTCTCCTTCTGGCTCAATAACAACGGTCCCCACTGCCATAGTCGAACACCTATCACAGATTTTCATGTTATTTCCATCCTTTGCCGAATCCCTCGGACACTCCCTGCTTTTTCATCTCTTCCCTTCGCTGATGATTGGAATTAATAAAGCACTGAAGATTCTCGTCATAATATCCATATGCCCCGGATGCTCCCATGTTAATACCATAATTGGCATGGAAAAGCCTGGTCATACCCCCCCCACATTTAGGGCAGCGCTTAATCTCGTCTACATGGACAAGAAATTCACCTTTAGTCTTACACTTGGGGCATTCGTAGTCGTATAAAGGCATTATGCTTGCCCTCCCGGTCCTGATAATATGCTTTGCATTCCGCCCTGTTGTCCGCCCATAGCAGAAACGGGCCTGTCTTCTCCAACCCCCGGTTGGCTGCCTGACTGACCAGACATAGGCAGTTGACCACTCATCATTTGTTTTCCTATCTGGTGAATCTCGTCAATCAGAACCTCATCCTCAATATGATGCAACTCCGCCATTTGTTTCATTAATCTCTTAGACAACAATAGCTGTGGAAAATTACCCAACAAAGTTAAAAACGCCTGCCAACTTGCCCTTTCCATTTGAGGCAATCGAGGCATAGTAGATCCCACGTTTACAGAATATTCGTATTCTCCTTCAATTTCTTCATAGTCCGTAGTTTTCACAAGCTCCCACATTTCCCCCAAAGGCCCGGTTATCTTAATTGCCTCGTCTTCTGTGATGTGGACCTGCACCAACTGATCAAGTTTTCGGGCAATATCTTTTGTAAAATCAATCACCATTGACATGGCATCGCCTTCTTTAATCTCTAATCTCTTGTCAAGAATGCCTGCCTGAGTAGCCGATTCCGCACCTGCGATTCCCCTGGCCTCATCAGTCGACCCGCCAAGCAGTTCAATCAAATCCTGATTGAGATAGCCGACCTCCATGTATCCCATCTGGTCAAGAGGAGCATCCTGAATGACCTCAACTGCCCTGCCTTCCCCTCCCCCCTCTTTAATTAAAATCGTGCCGTCATCTCCTGATTCCAATTTCGATATTTGAGTATCGGCATCATTACCAAGGCGGGTCTTGTCAACTTCGTATTTTCTGTTAAACCTCTTGCGATGCTTCAAGATTCGGGACCGGGATAAAT